TTCACTCCGAAGTTTGCTACAATTTCATTATCAGGTATATTGTTTTCAAGAATGAATGTAACAGAGCCAACAGCTCCAGTGGCTGATTGCCCAGTGAGTGTTACAGGGTTAGGCTCACCCCAAGTGTCGGAGCCCCATGTTCCTCGGCCCCAACCAGTTATACTAGCCATAGGCTAACCTCAGGCTATTCGTATAATAGCTGTACTAGCTGCAGCAGCAGGAAAAACTATCGTAAAGTCTCCAGCTGTAGAGGTTTTATCTCCACCAAAATCAATTGTCGCTACCGACTTATTTGAATCAGTGCTGTTGTATATCAAACACCCTCTGGCCGTAACTGTAGCTGTACCAAACGTAAGATCAGCAAAATCTGTGAACCCAGTTGTTCCTGAACTAGTTGGGTCTACTCTAGTCAAAGTTCCACCACCAGCTGTATAGTTGGTTCCGGTAACTTGATTAGTGGTAGCATATGCTGTTGTGGCTGCTCCCATAGTAGCAGAACTGGTGTACAATGCTAATTTAAAAGTATCTCCACCTGAGTTTTTAAAGTTATGCACTGCTTCTAATAGCTCTTTTTTAAAGCTGGTTGTTAATGTTGATGTAATGGCCATCTATTTTAACTCCGTTAATATTTTAGCTAAATCCTCATGGCCCTGACGAGTCAGGATATTCCGCATAGTGCATCGCTCACTATTGATGCTCTCTTTGATATAATAAAGTATTGTCGAATAAATAGCTACTCGAAAGGCTTGGGCCTGTTGTCTCACATGGCCCTCAGCATTTTCTGAAATACCACAAATTCTGTCTGTTGCTCTTTCTGCCCAGTACTCTGGTGGATGACCTCGGTTTTGTTGTGTATCCACCATAACGCTTCCGATGCTGCTCACTGTATCTATTTCTATCATACTAATACCTTTTCGCTTCAGGAGGCGTACTCAAAATCGGTACTAATTCAGCAGTCTTTCGATTTTCCTCTTCTATTGCTTCGGTATATTCTATAAACCCTGTTTTATAAAACTCATTTGTTTCAGGGTTGAGTAAAATCATTGGTGGGTTATTCAATCTATGATACCCGTAGATTTTATCTTGTATAGGAACATCCGTGTCAAGCAAACCAGATCTGGGGGCAACGCTCACAACTATTCCAGAAGTTATACACTTAGACAACCAAAACTCAACACAAGCGCGTCCTGCTTCTGCAAAATGCAGATTACCTTTGTATGTAAAATCTACGCCGAACATATTGATTCTACCAACTTTGTTATACATAGCATAAGCAATAGCAAAACAAACAGTGTTGTTTAAGTAAGAACTTCCAGTAGCTTCGACAACCTCTAAAAGAGGAAACTCAACTAAATTTTCACAACGTTCATCTAGTTCACATGTATAGATTGGGCCAGGATGAGTTTTTAACACTTTTCTCATCAACTTAGTCTGACTTCCGGCATCATCTGTGTCAAGAAAACGACTGGCTGGGTCCAACATAAAGGTTCGATCTACTTGTCTAGCAATGCCTGCCATAGCATTAATTGCCCAGACTTCATCAAATTCGTTTCCGTGGGATATCGCTAAGTGGTAATCGAGTTGACTCTCACCCATAGCGACGATGGCGATATTCGCCCCGTCAAGTTTTTCTATTCTCATGCCTGTGGTGTTCTCCTTACTTGGTCATATCTATATTGATCTCGGGTAGATTTACCTTCCCCGAGATTTTTCATCGAAGCTAATGCTTCTTGAAATCTTGTCTCATAGATTGGTGATGTCTCATAGTTTTTTAGATACATCATAGCTTCTACTAAAGCACCATACAGTAAAGCATTAGGAGCGTTAGTTGACAACCAAGTTGTACCGGAATCACCTGCCGAAGTAAGGGATGATGGCCTATAAAAATAGTGTAGTTCAAAAGTATAATTTGAATTTGGCGTAGGAGCCAATATAAAAGTATTTTCGTCGAACTCGGCGTAATACTTTGGTGTCCCTGTTGTAGAGGATGCGGGTGTATAATCCCGAATAAAACTTGGGTGCTTCAGTAATAGGTAGTTATAGTTCGAACTCGAGTCTATAACTGCTAAACTAAAAGGAGATAGGAAGTCAGTAGGTGCTCCTAAATATGCAGAACTAGCGGTTGCTGTACCTGTTACGTTTTTTATAAAGTCGTCTAGTTGTACGCTTTTTAAAATACGTTCTTCTGATGTTTTTATGAAGTCGTCTAAATGTGTGACAAATGTTGACTCCGTAGACTCAGAATAATCTTGTAATGCTGTTTTTAATGAAGAATATGTCCAACTCATCTGATCAGCCTATCGTTACTGTAACAGTGCCGACGCTACCTGTCATTTCTTCCATATAGAAACTAGACCCGATAACATCATTATGGGCTACATCCATAGAAAGTCCTGTGACTCCATCAGCGTTCTTAGTGTTTCCAGACCGTACAATTCCATATCCCGCAGTGGGGGCAGATTCTGTGGGTCTAGGTTGTTTTAACGCCTCGGGGTCTGCAGGCACATTAGCAGGTTGTAACTGTGGCTGTTTAGGTTCATAACAGTCAGGGCAAACTTTTAGCCCGTTCCACTCCATCTTCATTTCTAAATACTTGTAGACAAATCCGCATCTATCGCATTGAGCTTGTGAGTATTTTCCGACCGCATAAGCCATTAGATATAGCTCCTAGTCGGGACAAAATGTAAAGAAGTTCTATTACGATCTTCATCAGCTGCAAGTTTAAAGTCTTGTTCGTATTGAGTTTTTAATATCGCGGCTTTTTCTGGATTGCGTTTTAATGCGATATAGTAGGCCAACCCACTGGCCATGCAAGGCATAAACCTTGAAGGAATTTCTGGATCCTGTGCAGAAGCAGATGCATCATCTATTCTTTGAATAGTATTGGCAACCAACCTGTATGTGTATGTGCTATCTGGGGTAGGCCACAACTTAACAACAGGCGTGGTTTGTCTATCTAAAAACAACTGGTTTGGTCTTCCTGTGGAAGATTTATCCGGTATGTTTAGATATTCTGTCCTACCTATTCGTGTGAGTTGAAGGTCTGTTGTGTTGGATCCGTCTATTTGTCGTATAACTGCGGAGACTATGTCAATATCGTAAGAGTTCAATGTGTAACTATTAGTGCCTGCAGTGAGGTTTGTAGTCACCTGTTCTATTGTCCAGAGGTTAACACCTCTGTTAGACCAGTCTGCGAACATAATATTCAAAGACCTTCTAGCAGTCTCCGCGTCATATCCCGTTCTGAGTTCTAAACCAGCTAACTCATAGGCTTCCTCTATCGTATCAGCTATTGTTAGCTGAAATGTTTTAGTGCCAGAGGTAGCCATGAATTAGTATTCTTTAATTACTGTCAAAACAATAACGTAAGAATCTCCGCTGGCGTGTCCCGTAGTTGTTAGCTTGATGTCCCCCGTTTTCCCACTGGCGGCAGCTGTGTTTTGCAAGCCGCCCATGTAAGAAAAATCAACATCATCACTGTAGTCAGAGTTTAAGTCCCAACATATTGTGTTTGTAGTAGCGTTCCACAAAAGTTTAACACTCATACCGAATGTTGAGTAATTCACTCTGTCTACTTTGCAACCTGTACACGCAGCTCCATCAGAACTGCGTGCGGCGAGAGCACTTACATCTACCTTAGTGACAGCCGACTCACCTGTTCCATCAGATGTGTTGGTTAGCTGTATGACAGCTTTTCTATCATCATCAACGATAGTTGTTGAAGTTACTGCATCAGCCATGGTTTACTCCTAATTAAGCGTCAGCAAATGGTGTTACTAAGGTTCCAGAACCTAGTGTTATGCCTTCTATCGCATACTTAGCTGAAGCTATAGCGGTTACCCTGATTATGCTACCAGCTAGGCCACCCTTAGTTGAACCGTTTAACGTGACTACATCATTAGACGCACCTGATATAAATGTTTTACCTGTGGCGTTGTTAACACCAGTGTAAATACCACCTACAAATTTATCCGTACCGTCTGTTAAAATGTCCATGTCTGTAGCTGCCGTTTCTACCACAAACAAGAAACTTGCTCCTAAATTATTTGTTTGATTAGGATCATCGTCTCGTCCAGGAGCAGTAGCTACAATAGTGGGTAAAGTGAATTTACCGTCTGCATCATTACATGTTAATACTTTACCAGCGTGTGAAGCCACAGTTAAAGAAGTATCCGCTGTTAGACTAACTACTACAGCGTTACCAGCAGAAATAAAACCTGCCAGTGATTTAACTGGACCTGAGAAAGTTGATTTTGCCATTTTTCCTCCTTGGAAAACTCTATAGTCTTGGCGTTGTCTGCTAGGTCAGTCTATAGAGCAGTGGTTGATACCTAGAAAAAATATTCTATAGTAGATATTTTAAAAAAGAAAGGGATCCGAAGATCCCTTTCTAACCAGTTTACAAGGAAACTGTACTAGGCACCAGGAGATCCGTAGATTCCACGCCAATCACTGAATCCGAAAGAGTATCTTTCTCTCGCCTTGTATCGAACGTTACCAGTTTCGAAGTCTCCTTCCATACCAGTAGTCATAGCAGCTCTTTCGAAATGCTTCAACCCGTTCGGTGCATCGGTTTTGATAAAGAATGCATCTGTATCAGTCAGATAATGGTTAACGGTATAGCCTTCTGGCAACATCCCCATGTTTCTCATGGCGTTGATGTCGTTGTCTGAAGTTGCCACTCTACCAGGAGAATTTAATATCCTGTCTGCTACAAATTGTAGCTGAGGGGGAACAATCAGTTTTCTAGCTTGTACGTTGACCTTTATACCTCTTTCATCTTTGAATGCAGAGATGTCGATCAGTGCGTTTTCTAACGAAGTTTCGTTCAAATCAGCAGCGGTGCTAGGCTCATTAGATTGATCACCAGCCGTTAGGGTTGGGTGATCAGTTGTCATGAGGGGTTTACCATCGCCTCCTGGGAAGGAGGTTGAAAAACCATTGTTAAGCACGTTAGCAGCTTTTACTTGCTTCGTGTTAGCCATTGATCTAGCTAAAGCTCTCGTATATCTAGAGGAAAGCGTATCGTAGAGATTATCTTCGATAGCTTCTTCTGTCAAAGAGAAAGCCAAAGCTATAGTTTCGTGAGTGTAACGAGACGTGAAAGTTTCTTGTGCTGTATCGTAACTTACCGCCGCACCTTCTCCTTTAACAGGAGCTTGTGCGAAGCCTGATAGCATCACCTCTTCCTCGAAAGCACGGTCTGAAGTTTCTGTGTCAAAAATCTCAGCGTGCTCGTTCTCGTAACGGTTATACTCGAGACCAAAAAGTGCATTTAGTCCTGGCTCGAGTTCCTTTACCAGTTGCGCTCTATTAATAGCCACTTCTAATCACCTCTTAGTCGTTGCCGTAAGTAGAAGCTGGGAATATGAAATACCCACGAGCGTATTGCGCATTAGCGGAATTATCTGGACGGTCCACATAAGCCACTAACTTAGCTATACCACTAGCAGTAGTCGTAGTCACACCTTCTTTCGAACGGTTATTGTTGGTATCACCCGCAGTTGTAGAGATAGTGTGTACCTTTCCTACATCTGCTTGTGAAGGAGTCCCAGTAAACTGGGCTTCATAAACAATGTTGGGATCAGCATACACGTATGCTTTTACGTTTGCAGAACCTAGAGTTGTTGTACCAGAGACAAACCTTCTTGTGAAGATTACCTCTCCGGAAGTGTTTTGGTATTCACAGCCACCAAATACGCCTAGTGGAGCATCAGTTGCTCCCCCTTGGAGTACATATCCACTTGTGAGCTTCACGACGTCACCTGAAAAGATATCGCCAGTAGCACCACTTTGAATAGGAAACTCAGAAGGGCGTATAGTGCCTCCAGCCATGTGATATGCTGGTGTGAATCCATTTGGGTCGTTGACATTCGCCATTTAATTCACCTTAAAAGCCAATTATAAATTGACGATTTCTAAGAATCGCCTCCTCTACCAAATGTGACTTGAGTTCTCCTCTCAGGGCTACTAAGAGGCATTCTACTGTCACTTTCTCGCATCAAATTTGAGTCGACGGCTTCCATTTGTTGTGTAGCCATTTGGTTGTAGTAGGCACGTCGTTGTTCGACGGTTTCGACTGGCATTTTTGCGAGTAATAACCCACCCACTCCGATTACACCAGCATGTCTACCTTCCTCTATAGTCGGTGCTTCAAACTCAGGGTGTTCCTCTGATCTAACAGGTTCCCATCCTTCACGGATACGTTTAGACATATTCGCTTTGTCATCTTGTCCTACCATAGATTCGCGCAGCCATCTGTATACAAATCCTGGGGGTGGCGTTGGTGCGTCTAATAAAGACGGTGGTCGCCATGGTTTTGGGCGAGAATCTTTGTCTCGGCTATTGGCAGATCGTGGAGCTCGATCTGTTGCGGTATTTTTATCTACCATTTTATCTCCTATCTTTTGACGTGTTTAGCGTATTCTTCAAGTGGAACTCCGAGTCTTTTTGCTATCGCAACCTCACTCGGTGTTAACTTGACTGTGCGTCCTTTTCCTGTTCTACCTCTAACTCCTCTGCTAGAATTGGCAACATTCTCTTGAACGTTCGTTACTGGTGAGTCTCCTCCACTATATTTATGCGGAAAAGCCTCGGCCATTCTTCTATCCACCTCCTGATAATAATCATCAGAAGCTGGGTCAAATCCTTCTTGTTCGACTAACTGCCTATGAAACGCGAAAGCACTCGTCGTCATAGCCAAATCGTTACCGAACCACTCATTGTTCTTAGCCCATTCCTGTGCTTTTGCATCAGGTTGAGGCGGCGGTGCTTGCACTTGAGGTTGCGGCTGTTGGGCAAACTGTTGTTGAGGTTGTTCAACTTCAACTGGTTGCTCAGCTTTTTGTTGTTCGGGTTTAACCCGATTTAAACTTTCAAGCTCAACAGCAAGCGTTGCCACATCCTTCTGCGCGGCCAACATTTCATCTGTTTCCCCGAGATCGTGTGCTTTTTTATAACGATCTTCGGCAGCTGCAAGTTGGCTTTCAACTCTTGCACTGTATTCATCATATAGGTTTTTATCTTTTTGTGAAAGTGATGCCTGAGTAGTGTTTAATTTTTCTTGAACATTCTTAGCGTATTCAATCGCAGCTTGTTCTCTTCTTTCCGCTTCACGAATCTTGTATGTTAGCTTGTTGATTCGTTTTTTAACAGACTCGCTATAGTCTGCTATTTCTTCTTCCTCAGATTTCTCTGCTACTGGTTGCGGTGCGGTTTGAGCTTCAGCCTGTGGTGTTTCTAGTTCAGGGGTTTGCTCTTCTGTTTCAAGTTCTTCTGTTTCAGTAGGTTCTAACTCTATCTCTACTGCTTCTTCTGCTTGCATGGGGTCAGCCATGGTTAGCCTCCTTTAATTGCGTGATTACTGTACATCCTCTGGGTTACTTATAACCGCCAGTACTTCATCATCGTTTAGTAAGCGCAAGTCACCACCATCTATTTTGATTCTGGCTCCTGCGTATCTGCCAAAAATAATCCAATCTTTTTCCTTACACCATGGGCCGTTAGGAAATTTATTTTCATCTTTGTAGGCATCTGGTCCTAAGGATATTACGAAACCGACATTGGTAGCTAGTCTTTCTTTTTCTACGTAAGAATCTGCTAAGTGGATTCCACCCTTAGTCACTGTTTTTTGACTGAATGGAAGTATCAACAACCTGTACCCTGTGGGGCCAGGCAACTTAGTTATTTCTTCATGAACGGTTTCTGGATTAAACTCTTTTTTGGCTTCGACATTCCTAACCATCTCTACGTGGTCTGGTATCGGTTTTGGTGCATCAACTGACATCTTCTTGCTCCTTGATGTTTTGCAGGTCTATTATTATTCTCTCGGCTGAACTAAGACCTGATAGTTCACCCAAAACTTTCTGATAGGCTTCCCAGTCCTTTACTCCTCCGGTCACTAAGATTTCTGTTAGGTCCTCTTGTCTTTTTCGTAATTCTCTTAATACTTTATCTACTATATAAAGTGGGTCCACCTAACAGTTCCAGTCTCTACGTGCCCAGTAGTTAGCACTACACCTATCGCTTTTTATGCCGCCGCTGCGAGCACAATAAGATTTTTTACGTTTTTTGTTTTCTTTGTGCATGCCTAAGTTAGCGTCACCAAACGTAATACGTTTGATTCTGTTACCGTCGCTGCTGCATTTAGAAACAAAAACTACTTTGCGTTTTTTACCGTATCCAGGCTCACCTTTACGAATAGCTCTCGGTCTATTGAGCGTTACTTTTTTACCTTGATATTCAGCCATTTCAATCTTCGTATAAATTGTTAAAAGTTATAGCAGGGTCGAGATAACTTTCATGGCCCTCGGCTGAGTGAATATACTGAGAAGGTGTGAAATCTGGAGCTCCTTCTCCTGTCACCCACAGAGCTGGGCTGGTTGCTCGGACTCTGTTGTTCGGTAATGCTACTAAATTTCCTTTCCATTTACAATCTTCTGTGATGTACATCACATGAGACTGTTTATGTTGGGCAGGGTCATCAGCTATAGAGTTATCTGTGTAGTCTACAGTGAACATATATTTCGCTCTGTAGAAGTCACCGTCTATTTTAGCTAACCACGGTGAAGAACTCACCCTATCCATAACTACCACAGAGTGGTGTCTAGATTCACAATCCCACGGTTGTGCTAAATGATCTTCCATAGGCTCTCCCCACTCGTCAACTGGGATATCGGCTATTAAACCCTGTATAGGCATTCTTGCCCACATGGCACCGCCATGAAGATTCTTTTCTTTTGTTCCTTGAACTTCTGCGCCTGTAAAAACAACTTGAAAACTAAGGGATCGATCGGGTATGGTGTTAACCGCTATGGCCAAACCGTGTAAGTAGTCTTGTTGGTAGTCTTCATGATTAGCAGTAAACTCCTTCCTCACCCAGCATTTAAAGTGAGGAATGTTACTGATCAGATAGGGCATTTAACAGTGTTTAGTGGTCTTTCTTCTGTCCGACATTACTGCACCACAACCCCGATGCTTAGATTTTCTGATTTTAGCTTCGCCACCAGTTTTCATAAAACCCATACGGTTTCTTACTTCTTTAGGTAGCTTACGAAGACCTTTGTTATCTTTAGGCACTTCTTTCAGCATTTCACCGCCACGGTTTTTGCCTTGAGCTGCTTTTATTTGTGCTTCTGTGGGGGCACCCTTCTCGCCTTTCTTACGCATTTTTTCGCCGCTTCCTGCAGCGATTCTTTTACGTTTAGCGTGAATGTTAGCCCAGAGTCCGGGTCTTTTTGTTTTAGCCATTATCTTTTAGCTCTTCCACCTTTTTTCATACCTGTGCGCTTACCGCCAGTGGTTTTGTACTTAGTCTTTTTAGCAGCACCGCCACCCATCATACCTTTGCGCTTACCGCCAGTGGTTTTGTACTTGCTGGTTTTCTTGTTCATTATCTTGCTCCGCTAGGGCTCGTGTTAAATTTTGTGCCTTTTGTAGCAGCACCCTTACCCTGAACTGTTTTTTGTCCAAGGCCAAAAACGCTTTTGCTAGTCGAGTTAAGAACTGTTGTTCCTTTAACTGGGTTAGCTAGGTTAATCTTTTTAGGAGCAGGAAAGCTCACACTTTTGTATTTAGTTGTATCTTTCATTTACGCACCCTTTGTTGTTGAATCGGATGATCGAACATCTCTCAATATCTGACCATACGTTTTATTAATATCTCCTTGAGCTCTGAGCAACGCTTCTTCTCTATCTTGAGCCACTTTCATTTCTGCTATTGCCTCTTGTGATTCTATTTTAGCTAAATCTACTTCGCTTCGTAAAGCGTCGGCTTGAGCCTTCTGGGCAAGTTCTTGTTGCTTCAATTGAACTATGGGGTCTACCTGAGCATTTTGTTGCGCTTGTATCAATGCTTGTTGTTGCCCTGTTACTTGTTGAGTAGCGGTAGCGGAGGCCAACGCTATCTCATTCATCAATTGTTGCGCTTGCTCTGGAGGCATTTGTTGCATTTGATCAAGAGGCGGTAACTGTTGCCCCATGGCTTGTTCAATCTGTTGCTTATACCCCATGGCTGTGTGTTCTTGTATGTTGGCTGAAATAGCTTGAAGAGCCACAGGGTTCTGCTGCATTTGTGGGTTTTGTAAAAACGCACTATGGGCAGCGATGTACGCATCATGATTTTGAAACTCAAACGCTTTTATAGGTTGTCCCATTATTGCGGCTTGTTGCTCACTTATCGGGTCTCTTGGTGGAACCTCAGCCGGTTCAGGTAAGATAAGCTCAATGTTTTTGACCTCTAATGCTTCGTACATTCTTTTGTACGCTTCTCGTAAATTGTGTATATCCGGCGCGGCTTGAGCCATCTGTAACTCTTGTTGAGCTAACATGACGCGTTGTGCCATACTGAATATGTTGGGGTCACTAACAGGAAGTATGTCTATACGATCATCGAAGTCTACTTGTTTGATCTCTTGACTGGCGTTAGCTACGGGGTAGGGATAGCTAGGGGGGAGGGATCTTGAGAATACACCAGCCAAGAGACGAAACTCTTTCTTTTGAGCAAAATGCAACCGCTTATGTATAGCTGACATAACTTTTGTGCCGCGCTCTAACATTGCTACGGTAGTGCCTACTGGTAGTTGTTGACTGCCGATATCGCCAACTTGCATGTCGGCTATGCTAGCGAACCTTCTGCCTGAATCAATCAGTATTCCTAATAACTGACTAAGAACATTACTTGGTTCTTTATAGGGCAGCGGCATTAACGCATCTCTAATAGCACCACCAGGAACATCTACATCTCTAAACTCTCCGGGTCTTAACGGCTCATCCTCTCCTTGTACCCTCATACCACGGGCCTTGAACCCTGCGGGAAGGTTACTGAGAGTTCCCGCATCAATCAACTGACGTAATATAGAGGTCGTTGACTTAGTCAACCCACCAATCATGTGAATCAGGCCGAAACCGTAAAAACCGAGTCCAGGGAGGAACTTATAGTGTACAAAGTACTCTTTTTTACGGAATAATTCGTCGTTTATAGCCCAGTTTCGACGTATACTGAGGACTTCATTTGAGTCCTCTAGCATAGTAACTATGTATGGAACACCGAAATCGTACTCATCTATGCCTTCTAACTCTAAATCGACGTGTATTTCTAATAATGTATACTCGTTATAGTCGCTGCTCGGCTTACTTAGACCTTGTAACTCGTCTATTTTCTCTTTTGCTTCGTCATATTCACCTTCTCCGGCCGAACCTATCGGAATATCTCGGTACACTCCGCTTAATTGCATTTTTCTGATGTCATTTCCGGTCATATTAATGACATGAGTGATTCTTGGCGACGTTTCTAGGTTAGTTGTGTCGTAACTTACGACTAAATCCTCCGCTTTTACAAAAGCAGACGTCGCGCGGCCTAATAATGAGTCAAAATAGACTTTTTTGAAGGCAGAACCCGCCAAAGGTAGGTAAAAAAGCAAACTATCCATGTCTGGATCGTATTCTTGCATCACTTCTGTGATTTGATAGTTCATAAACTCCTTGACACGTTGGGATTGTGCCATTATTTCAGGAGTTTCTAGTCCTACGATCTTTGTATTAACTGGACCGTTGGGAGGTAACAGCTCTTTATACGCT